CTTGAGTAACCCATAATTGAAATTATGGTATTGAATGGTTTCTTTTTCTGAAGCTAATGCTTCATATGTCTCTGCTAACTTGTTCTGAAAAGATTCTAATTTCTCATGCTCAGTATTTCTGTTTGCAAGTTTGTCGGTAATAGTTTGAATTTCCGATTCCAAATCTCTGATTTGTCGTTGACACCCAGAGATACGAGTATTGTTTTTAGAAATGCCATGCGTTAGTGTAGTAATCTCCTTAGATAAGTTTGTAAAGTGATGCTCTCGCTCTTCTTCCTTTTTAATTGCCTCTTCTAGTTCTTTATAACCAGATTGCAACTCCTTAGCTTTAGTTTGAGCATCGTCGATTTTATTTAGTCTAAAGTCCTCTTCGATAGCTTGTGTACACGTAGGGCAAACCGTGTTTTCTGTGAAAAACTTATGCTCTTTAGTAATCGTTGTTACCTTTTGTGATATTTTACCTTTTAACCCTCCAAGTGTTCTTAATTTTTCTGTAGCACCTGTTACCTTCTCTTGTTCTTTTGTTAGGTCATGAACATCATTTTCAAGTTCTTCATTTATTTTAACATAGTTATCAGATTCTTCAAAAAGAATATTAATTTTTTCCCGACTCTCATCTATCCTTCCTTTACTTTCCGATTCTAATTCTTTGATCCAATTAGTTTGCATCTCTACTTTATCATTTAATGACTCTTTCTTAAGATCCAATGTTCTAATCTCATCTCTTACTAATTTAATCTTGTCCTTAATGATATTATTCATAGATGAAAAGATTTTAATATCTAATAGATCTTCAATAACTTCTCTTCTATGGGTAGCTGTCAACTGCATAAAAGGAACGAAATTAGTAGATCCTAGAATTACAATCTGAGTAAAGGACTTATAATTCATCTTAAGAACATTCTGCTCTAACCACTTCTGCTGATCATTAGCATTAGAGAATTGATCTAGACAATTATCATCTTTCCAAATCTCAAATGTATTTGGTTTTATACCTCTTACTACCTTCCATTCAATATCACCAATAGAAAACTCTACCTCTACCTTACAATCTTTCTCATTAGAACTATTAATTAATTGCCCCTTATTAATCTTACGAAATGGTTTACCAAATAAACTAAAAGTAAGAGCATCCAATACAGTACTCTTACCAGCCCCATTAGCACCAATAATTAAGGTGGTTGCGTGTTCATTAAATTTTACTTCACTATAATGATTGCCAGTACTTAAAAAGTTTTTCCAGCGAATCTTCTCAAATAAAATCATGTTTTTCAGGTGGTATTACAATGTCATTTTTAGTAATAACGGCATATTCGTGGCCATGAATATGACAAGTTTTAATCATTAATTCTTCATCAACTTCAACTACATTCATATCAGGATAACCCTCATCTTCTAACATCATAGCATATCTGTCAGCATCATCTTCTTCTTCAAAAAGATATAAAATCTGGCCTCCCCCTTTATCTGCTACCGCATATGCACCCTCCCTTTCTTTTCCTTCAATAGTTAAAATAAACATTATATTAACTCACATGCCTCTTGATAATTCTCTTGAAGCATCTTCTGAATCCTTGACTTATCCAAATCAACCTGTGCCTCTTCCACATACCTATTAAGGATAGAAAGAGTATCTTCTGATTCAAATGCTTCAAAGTTTTCTGCATCATGAAGAATAAAATTCTCCACGACCTTCAATTCAGCCACGTTAGCATTATACAACTTATCGATGAATTTTTCAAATTTTATCTGATTACTCTTTTTCCTTACAACCACCTTTACTATTTTATTCTCTAATTCTCTTGCATCAAACAACTGATAATCCTGATCATTATAATAGATTACCTTATGAAGTCTATATGGATTATTGACGGGAGTATGTTCTAGTGTCTCTGTATCAAATAAATGAAATCCCCTATTAACATCATCTACATCATTCCAAAACATCTCATAAGGATTCCCAAGATAGTAAATATTATCTTGATTTGATCTGCAATGATAATGACCAGAAAATGTCTTTTTAAATTTCTTAAATATACCCCAATCCATTCCATGTTCCATCATATGACCTGGAGTTGCTCTGAATCCATTCAATTCAAGATGTCCCATACAGACACATGCTCTTGACTTCTTAATCATTGCAACACTTTTTTCTTCATTCTCCTTATTGATCCAAGGCACAAGAAGAATACTTAACCCACCTACTTCTATGGGAACTGTTTCTTCATATATTGGAATATTATCATACTCTCTCAGTAAAAGATCTATTGCATTTATATCATTGGTATTCTTATAGTATACATCATGGTTACCTACAATTGTATGAACTCTAATACCCATCTCTTTTAAACGATCAAAATAATTATCTTTAGCCCATGTCAATGCAGCAAAATCAATTCCTTTCCTACTATCAAAGGTATCACCCATATTAATAACCGTAGTAATACCTTCTTTCTCTAAAGTAGGAAAGAAAACATTTTCATAAAACTTTAGGAAGTAATCGTGAAAAAGTTTTGAATTTTTACGACATCCAAAATGTTGATCTGTAATTATTGCTATTTTCATAATTTCAATTTAAAGGCCGCTGTTATTCTTATGGGACAAATGGAATTGCAATAGGCATATGCTTTATGTACCAACTTAGATTGAAAATTGACTAATCTTCCCAGTACAGGAGCAATCACAGAATGGTCTTTATCACTCCTTATAAAATGAGTAAAACCTCCCCATGCAGGCTCCCAAGGAGTTATATAAAGAATCACTGTTCTATCTGCATTATCATCTATATGAAAAGATCCATTTCTCAATGGTTCATGTGCATTTAAATAAACATCTTTCAGTTTATAATCTTGATTAAATCTTTTTTTAATTTTATTAAAAATATAAGAAGTATAATATTCAGTATCCATTAAATCTTTTTTTAAAAAAGATGTTTGAAAATCTGGAAACACTTCTCCTCCTTTAAGAGTAGAACCATGAATGTTCCATTTCTCATCTGTATAAGTTGAAAGAGAACCAACCATAGACAATTCTTCTTCATTCAAAAAATCATCAATTACAATAATATCATCCATCAGTTACGAAGTTTAGAATGCACAGCATCTTTAATGGAATTATACTCCGAATAGTTATCTCCGTCAATCTTATTACTGTCATCAAACACTTCTGAATAACCAGACTTCTCCAGTATCTTATTCTTAATTTCTAACTGGCGTTTCTCTCTTTGTATTCTGCGGAGAAATGCGTAATGTATAATTTGCGTAAAGTAAGCAAAAGGATTTTGGGATTTCTCAGGATTAAAATTATGTATGTATTGAACGCAATTTTCGATTCCATCAGAGATCATGTCCTCCTTGAACATGTAATTAACAAAATTTGGTTTAAATGATAAGTGATTTGCAATCTTTAAAAAACACTCACCTATGTACCGTGGTATAACTGGTTTAGTTTTATCTTGCAGTCGTGCAATCTCAACATCCTCACGATACTTAATTAAAGCAGCAAGAAACTCTTTGTTGTTTACATAGTGTTCTGACCTTTTTCTTTTAGCCATAGGTCTAATTATTGCCATAAGTCTTTATCACTACTATGTATTATTATAGCATTTCCACATAGACTTGACAAGTGACAAGGTGACAAGTAGAATAACTCTGTGGAGGTTCAGAAGTAATAGCTACTTAGTTTTATATATTTTTTCTAGAATACTTTTAGCATCCTTAATATTAGCTATATAACCCATTTTTCTATCTAATTTATATTTACTACTACCATCACTATTTCTATCATTATGCTTTATAAAATTTTGATGCATAGTAATCATTTCAATATCACTTGATTCTGTCATAGTAAGTACATCATTTATATTAATTAAAAACATATCTTCAGTAGTGGTTTTTAACCAAGGTTCTATCTTGTATCCTACAATTCCTACTCTTCCTTTTACTTCATGAACTATGATAGGATTAGAAACTAATAACATAATATCATTCTCTTCCTCAGTAGGAGCAATCTTACAAAAGATTTCTTCTCCTGATTTTAATTTAAGTGTAGCATAAAAATCGTCGTCTATCATTTTTTTAGTTGAATAGTTATTATCTCATAGTTAAAATTTTCTTCGTTATAAATTTTAATTCTTTCAATAAGATGATTAAGAGTATAGTTTCTCTTAGATTTGTAAGTACAATCATCAGAGATATCATAAAGAGTGGCTTTCACTTTATCTTTTCCTTTTCTTAAGACCCTGCCGATGGACTGGAGATTCCTAATCCTTGATTTGGAGGGACTGGCGAAGATGATATTGTGCAACCGCTTAATGTTAATGCCAGTGCTAAAAGTCCCGTAGCTAGCGATGATAATGGCATTCGATTCCTCCTCTGTAATTTCTCTAACTAGTTCTCTTTCACTAGTGTCTACACCACCATGAATAAAAAATACTTTACGATCACCTTTCTTATTATTATTTATTAAATCATAAAGCACCTGTCCATGTGCCTCAACTCTAGAAAATAATACAAGAGTATTTCCTTTTAGATCTAATGATAGATTTTTAATAAATTTATTTCTTTGTTCATGAGATATAAGATATTCAATTTCATCTTGATATGTTTCAAATTTTTTCTCTGGATGTTTAAGAACAATACATTGAATGTCTAATTGAGAAAGATGCCCCTGTCTCATTAGTTCTTCTGTTTTAGTTACTTTGTATGATGGTCCAAACAATCCTTCTAAGACCCACTTATGCGTCTGTGTACCGTCTAATGTTCCAGTAAATCCAAATCTATACTTAGCATGATGTAATTTAGTCATTATAGATATTAATGACTTTGATTTAAATAGGTGAGCCTCATCTCCTATAACTACATTATAATCTTCAAAGAATGATCTTTCTAGTTTATAAACAGATTGCCAAGTAGTAATAGTAACAGGATAATCATTATTCTTTTCTTTTCCTGCATATATCAAGTGACAGTATGACTCAGCATCCCAACCATAATCTAAAAAGTCCTTATACATCTGTTCTACGAGAGATGTCGTTGGAACAACTAAAAGGATTTTTTGATCTTTCTC